TGGCGAATCATTTGCCATTCGCCGCCCATATCGTAATAGTCCATCACTAGGCGGTCAACGGATGTCCCCCAGCCGTCATAGACTACGCCACCCTGCCGGTCGTGCAGGGTCCATACCATTTCATTCAAAATTTCTTGCAACATTTCTATATCCTCGTGTTAGCCCCGCCTAGGCGGGGCGTGGTGGTTTTGTAGGTTAGGCTAACTTTTCAACTAGCGCGGGAAGGATAAGCAACATGGTAACGATTAGGTAAGGATGCATCATTTACCCCCCTTGCAAAACAAGTCCCGAGACTCAACGAGACATCTCGTCACAATCCCTACATTGCTATCCAGCATAGTTGCCAGAATAGGCGCGAACTCAGCCCTAAAGCTCTCGTTCTTGAAAAGCTGATCAAGCAATATCTGGCAATGCTCACGCGGGCTAATGGGAGCTTCACTATCGCCCGATACATTGGGACGCGCCACCTCGCCCTTGGCTGCAGCCTTTTGTGTCACTACGGGCTTTGCAGAGGCCGCTTTGGGGGGTTCTGGCGTGGTGGGCTGGGCTGTTTCCACGATGGCGGGCGTGGTGGTGGTGGTGGTTGCGGGTGCGGGTGCCGCTGCTGGCTTGTCCGCGTGTTTCTTTTCGTACCAGTTAGGATTGACTTTTCCATTGCCGTTTAGCGCAGTCCACGTTTTCGCCTTTCTCAGGCGGTCTGCATTCTTATCTGTTGGGAGTATCTGGTACTCTAGGCAGGTTCGTATCACCCCGAGCCATGCCGCTATTCTTGCCTCCGCTCTTTTAGCTTCCACTTTGTCCTCCTCTCCGGGAATAGCATCATCGTCTTGCGGCCACTCCAGCTCTTTGACTATCGGATAGAACAGCACGCGTTTTTCTTTCCACGCTTTATTATCACCAATGGGTATTTTATGTTGTCTTATGACGGGTTCCAGCACCAAGCGGGCGCTCTCAAGGCGCGTTTTAAGTTCGCTAACCATCTTTGAGTCGTTAGCATACGCCTCGAACGAACCCATAAAGGCGCCGTCTATTTTGTTCGTTTCATTGCTCATTGTCGTCATCTCTCATAAAAGCCCGGTGAACGCCACCGGTAACGTGGACATATAACAGCACAAAACCCCACACGAAGCAACAGCTATTTTTAGACTGTCCAATAAGTCGAAAGCATCCACATATAAGCCATATAATACTTATATTATACCATGTTCACAGCGATCAGCGCAAGCTAAGTGACTGATTTATAAGGGGTTGTAATGTTATAACGTAATAAGCGTAATGTTATAACATAGCATGGCGAAGCATGAGAAACTAGCTTAAACGCGGCGAAGCCAAGCGAAGCCGCAAGCGTTGACCCACGGGGAGGGGAGAGCCCCGTTGTAGAGCGGGACTCCTACGGAATATATAGACTATGTTCTTGACTGTGATCCGCCAAAATTTTCTAAGAATTACGAAAAGTAACAATGCTTTAATTTTTATAAAAATTTTCCCCCGCTAATTAGTATCGACTCGACGTACCCCCTCTTTTCCTTTTTTCTCAGCTTGGGTCCCCTCTACCTCCCCTTGCGCTATTGTTTCCACTATGCTACTTTCTTGTTTCTGGTCCTTTGGCCTGCTGAAAATTTATGGAAGATTTTTTTCTTTTAGACGATATCGCTGAGGCAGATGCTGGTCTGCTGTCGTTTCCGCTTGTGCTGGAGTTTGAAGGCTCTGTGCCCAATGCCGCTCTATTTTTGAAGAATGAGCCTAACCGCCCACTGAAGAAAGAAGAGAAGGAGTGGGTGCGAGAAGCCGTAAAAAACCCCACCAACCAAGAGATCATCAACGCTCCGCCCTCTGCCCCCGCCCTCCGTGCGTTAGAAAAGCAACTTGAAAACTACAGCGGCACCATGCCGGTCACAAAGGAGCAGTGGCAGAACTATGTGATGAAGCAGTATTTTCTGCAGTCACGCGACCCCGACCCAAAAGTTTCCAAGCCAGCGCTGGATGCCATAGCCAAGACAAATTTAGTAGGGCTTCACAATGATGTGCAAGAGATCAACATCAACACAAAAAGTACGATAGAGCTCGAAGCCACCCTCGCACAAAAGCTGCAGCAAATCCTGAGCAAAAAAGTAAACAACGAAAACGAAGATGAAGTGATAGAGGCGGAGTGGAGCGAAGCAGAGTGAACGAAGAAGACATCACAAAAGCGTTGGCGCTAGCCTCTCCAAAGGAAAAAACAGAACTCCTCACACTGCTGGATGAGCTCGAAAAGCGTAAAACCCGCGAAGAGGCACAAGAAGACTTTTTAGCGTTCGTTAGAACGCAGTGGCCTGACTTTATTAGTGGCTCACATCACAGGCGCATTGCCAAACTCTTCGAGGACGTAGCGGCAGGTAGAAAGAAGCGCATAATAATAAACCTCGCTCCTCGACACACAAAATCGGAGTTTGCATCGTATCTGTTCCCGGCATGGTTCCTCGGCAAGCACCCCAAGAAGAAGGTCATGCAGGTGTCGAATACGGGGGAGTTGGCTGAGGGCTTTGGTCGTAAGGTGCGAAATCTATTTGAGACGGAAGAGTTTAGAAGTATTTTTCCTGACGTAGAGCTACGCGCCGACTCCAAGGCGGCAGGGCGATGGAATACCAATCACGGAGGTGACTATTATGCTACGGGTGTGGGTGCAGCTCTGGCTGGCCGTGGTGCTGATCTATGTATTATCGACGACCCTCACACAGAATCAGAAGCGGTCTCGGCAGCTTTTAACCCCGGAATATATGATAAGGTCTATGAGTGGTTCACTACGGGACCCCGCCAGCGACTCCAGCCGGGAGGAGCCATAATCATCGTCCAAACACGATGGTCCCTCAGAGACTTGACGGGGCAGATCATCGACCATGCTGCCAAAGATGCAAAAGCCGATCAGTGGGAGGTGTTTGAGTTCCCCGCCATTCTCCCGAGTGGCAACCCACTGTGGCCTGAGTTTTGGAAAATTGAAGAGTTAGAGGCTACCCGAGCGACGATCAACAATGCAGGGAAGTGGAACGCTCAGTACCAACAAAACCCTACGTCAGACGAGAGTGCCATAATAAAACGTGCGGACTGGCAGATATGGACAAAAGACAAACCACCGCCGATGGACTACCTCATCATGGCGATGGACACTGCATTTGAAGCGAAGAAGAGCGCCGACTACAGCGCAGCCGTTATCTTTGGGGTGTGGACAAACGATGAAGATGGTGGACAGCCTAACCTCATGCTGTTGGAGGCTTGGAGAGATAAGCTAGAGTTCCCGGAGTTAAAGCAGAAAGCGAAGGAGTTGTACAAGGAGTGGGAGCCGGACAGTGTGATTATCGAAAAGAAGGCATCCGGGGCTCCGCTGATATATGAGCTGAGAAGGATGGGCATCCCCGTGCAGGAGTACACACCGAGTCGAGGGAATGATAAGATAACGAGACTGAACGCGATTGCAGACATTTTCGCTTCAGGTAAGGTCTGGGCTCCAGATAGGCGATGGGCAGATGAGTTGATAGAAGAGGTCGCGTCGTTTCCCGCAGGGCGGTATGATGACTTCGTAGACTGCACCAGCTTAGCATTAGCACGGTTTCGTGCGGGTGGTTTTATAGGTACAGCCAATGACCAAAGTGAGGAGGAGTACAATGGTGGTTTTTATCGGCGTAGAGCCGCGTATTATTAAGGAGGAGAGATTATGGTAGCCGGTATAGTGGAAGCGATGGCGGGGCAGGTAGAAAGAGCGCTTAAACAACAAGAGGAAATAAGCACTATGCTAAAAGGACCAACGAAACCGCTCTGGCAAAATGAGAAGATGGGGTTAAAGCCAGAACAATACAACGCATGGGAGAAGTACATTAAAGAAGAGTACACCGATGCAGAGAACGAATTAGTAAAAGAAACAGAAAAAAGAGAAAGCGCAGAGAAAAAAGCAAATGACTACCAAATAGGCGGGTCACACTACAAAGACAAGCGAGTGCAGCCGTGGGATGTGATCGACACTCTGCCTCATGCACAGGCTATCGGCTTTTACAAGGGCAATGCGATCAAGTATATAATGCGGGCTGGAGATAAAGGCCCAGCAAAGGAAGACTACGAAAAGGCCAAACATTATCTTGAGAAGCTCCTCGAAATTTTATAGGACACACCACATGGCAATCGAAAGAACACCGCAACCCGGGCTGTTAGGCGCATATCTTGAGAAGCAGGGGGATATAAATAACCCACTGCAGCAGGACGATCAAGACGAGCCTATTGAGATTGTCATTGGCCCTGAAGACGGCGAAACGCTATTTGAGATCGAGGTAACTGAGGAGGAAGCGCCTAGCTTTGAAGCGAATCTTGCTGAGTTTATTGACGACTCTGAGCTTGAAGCGATATCCAGTGATTTGCTGGACGATTTCGATAACGACAAGAATGCGCGTAAAGAGTGGGAAAGGACCTACATTGATGGTCTGGATTTGTTGGGGCTCTCCATAGAAGAGAGGACTGAGCCGTGGGACGGTGCCTGTGGTGTATATCATCCCATGCTGACGGAAGCAGCGATCAAGTTCCAGTCGGAGATGATTTCGGAGACTTTCCCGGCACAAGGCCCTGTCAAAGCGCGGTTGGTGGGTAAAGCTGACAGAGAGACAGAAGAAGCCGCAGCACGAGTGGTAGCCGATATGAACTACCAACTCACAGAGAAAATGCCTGAGTTTCGTACCGAGCATGAGAAGATGCTGTGGAGCCTTGCGCTGGCAGGCGCTGCCTTTAAGAAGGTGTATTTCGACCCCACACTCAACCGCCAGACCTCAGTCTTTGTACCCGCAGAGGACATCTATATTCCTTATGGAGCGTCCAGTGTTGCTACATCGGAGAGGATTACGCACTCCATGCGTAAGACCAAGAATGAGGTCAAGAAGCTACAGTATGCTGGGTTCTACAGAGACGTGGACTTGGGTGAGCCGACCAAGCAGATTGATGAGATACAGAAGAGAAAGGACGATGACTCTGGGTTCTCCTCCTCTTATGATGATCGGTTCAACATTCTTGAGATGCAGGTCGAGCTCGACTTGCCGGGGTTTGAGGATACCGATGAAGAAGGGGAGTCTACAGGCATTGCCCTGCCATACGTTATAACGCTCGAAAAGTCCTCTGGCACCGTGTTGGCTATCAGAAGGAATTGGGACGAGTATGACGACTTCAAAAACCCAAGACAGCACATCGTACAGTACAACTACATCACGGGGTTCGGTGCTTACGGTTACGGTCTGATTCATCTTATCGGTGGCTTTGCTAAGTCAGCTACCAGCATCGTAAGACAGCTTGTAGATGCAGGCACGTTGTCCAATCTTCCCGGTGGGTTGAAGACTAACGGTATGAGAATCAAGGGAGACGACACTCCTATCATGCCGGGTGAATGGAGAGATGTAGACGTAGCGAGCGGCACTGTCAGAGATAACATCATGCCGCTCCCCTATAAGGAGCCCAGTGCGACGCTGTTCCAACTCCTGCAGAATGTGGTGGATGAAGGACGCAGGCTGGCGGCGGTAGCCGATGTAAAGTTTGACTCCATGAATGGTGAGGCCCCTGTGGGCACCACGTTGGCAATTCTTGAGCGCACCATGAAGGTCATGAGTGCAGTACAGGCGCGGGTCCATGCGTCCATGTCTCAGGAGTTCAAACTTATCGCGGCCCTCATACGCGACTACACTGCACCTGACTATAGCTACGTCCCAGACAGTAAATCCGAGCCCAGTGCGAAAAAGTCAGACTACGAGCAGACGGACATCATCCCCGTCAGTGATCCAAATGCCACAACGATGGCACAGAGGATTTTGCAGTATCAGGCAGCGATTCAGTTGGCACAGCAGGCTCCACAAATCTATAACCTTTCAATGCTGCATCGGCAGATGCTTGAGGTCATGGGTGTCAAGGATGCCGATAAGATTGTAGAAACGGAAGATGACCTACTGCCAACAGACCCTGTTACAGAGAATATGGACGTTCTCAACATGAAACCTGTGAAGGCATTCTACGAACAAGACCACGAAGCGCATATTCAGGTCCACCAAGCCTTTATGCAAGACCCGAATGTAGCGCAGATTATGGGGCAAAACCAGAACGCTCAAGCCATTATGCAGGCAGGACAGGCGCACTTGGCGCAGCATCTTGGCTTTGCCTATAGAAAGAGAATTGAAGCCCAGTTGGGTGTTCCTCTGCCTCCTCCTGACCAAAAGATGTCCCCAGAAATGGAAGCTCACGTCTCTGGATTGTTGGCGCAAGCGGCTCTTCAGGTACAGCAGCAGTCTCAGATTGAAGCACAGGCGGCACAGGCACAACAAGCGGCTCAGGACCCGATTGTACAGCGGCAAATGATGGAGATGCAGCTAAAACAGCAAGAATTGCAGGCCAAAGTACAGATCGAAATGGCTAAAATTCAGACGCAAAAGGAGATTGCGGAGCTTGATAATCAGACGAAAATCCAGCTTCAACAGCAAAAAGACGGTGCTGAAGGCGTAAAACTTGGCTTTAACGCAGCAAAAGAATACATCTTCAAGGAAGACGAGCGGGTACAAGGAGGTATGGCTAAGCAAGAGGATCGCGCACACTCAAGCGCAGAAAAGGACAAGGACCGAGCGTTCAACGCGATGCAAAAACAGGAGAAGGTAAATGACTGAGCTAGAACTGCTTAGCAAAAAGTTAAAAGAGGCCATTATCCCGCGACGAGACGCACTGACTAAAGGAGCCCTTGCTTCTTGGGAAGATTACAAATACCTGACCGGAGTGATCGCTGGGCTTCAGGCGGCATTGGATGCTGTAGAAGAAGCGCAGAAGAGGTACATCGAAGACTAAGACTTCACGGGAGTAGAGGATTCAGGCCACTCTACTCCCTCTTAACGGCCTGCTAATAGAGGACATCATGACGTTTCATGCAAATGTAGATATAGAAGCCACGCTTAAAACAGCGGAGGAATTGGGCGATAAACTTCCCGATCCGGTTGGCTACCAAATGCTGGTCATCAAACCAAAAATAGAAGAAGTCACAGCGGGAGGTATCATCAAACCTTCTGAGTTTCTTCGTAAGGAAGAAGCGGGGTCTGTTCTCGGCCTTGTGCTTAAAATGGGTGATTTGGCTTACCGAGATGAAGCTAAATTTCCTACCGGAGCTTGGTGCAAAGTTCATGACTTTGTGTTGATTGGAGCGTATCGCGGTTCACGTTTCAGTGTCGATGGAGAAGAGTTCACGATCATAAACGACGACATGATCTTGGGCACTATCAAGGACCCGTCAGGGATTAACCGTGCTTATTAAGAGGTAGTTATGAGTATAGAAGAAGGCGTACCTGTAGAAGTTGGGATTGAGGACGAAACTCCCGAAATCGAGATTATTGACGATACCCCTGAAGAAGACCGAGGCCGAAAGCCCCTGCCAGAGTCTGAAAATGACCAGCAGGAAGAAGAGCTCGATACGATCTCTGCGGGTGTTAAGAAGAGGATCAATCAACTAAGCCACCGTTACCACGATGAGCGTAGGGCCAAAGAAGCGTTAGAGAGGCAGAACCAAGAAGCCATAACGCTAGCGCAGACCATCCTCGCTGAAAATCAGAAGTTAAAGCAGACGCTCACTTGGGGTCAAAAAGAGTACCTTAACGAAGCCAATGCCAAGATTGAGTACGCAGAAAAACTTGCGGAAGATAGGTACCGTAAGGCGTATGAATCAGGTGACACAGAAGGTGTGCTTAACGCACAGAAAGAGCTGCAACAGGCAGGACTTCAAAGAGAGCGCTTGGCAAACTTTTCGCCACCTATCCCAGAACCTGAAGAAAATACTTTACAAACGTACCAACAGCCTGTATATAATGCGCCACAACCTGCTTACACACAGCCTAGCTCTCCCCCTGTAGACGCAAAAGCTGAAGAATGGGCAGCGAGAAATCCTTGGTTTGGAGAAGACACAGAGATGACCTCTCTTGCTTATGGTCTCCATTCCAAATTGGTAAATTCGGGTGTCGATACGCAGTCAGATGAATACTATGCGGCTATCGACAAACGCATGAGGGAAGTGTATCCAGAACATTTTGGTAAGGCTAAGAAGTCGTCGCCCGTAGCCCCAGCCGGTAGGAGCACCTCAGTTAAAAAAGTGACGCTAACCGCTACTCAGGTAGCACTTGCAAAAAGACTCGGAGTGAGCTTGGAAGATTACGCCAAGCATGCCGCTAAATTGGAGAAACGCGCAAATGGCTAATGTTATGGACAGAACCCAAAGAACCAATGAGACACGGGAAAAAGAGGTACGACCAGTATCTTGGAAGCCTGCTCACGATCTGCCAACCCCTGCTCCGCAGGATGGTTACGTCTTTCATTGGAAGCGTGTTTCTATGATGGGCACCGCTGACCCCGCTAATATGGCTAAAGCTCGACGTGAAGGATGGGAGCCTTGCAAAGCTGAGGATCATCCAGAAATGTTGTCAGATTTCGCTGCATTCGGTCTGAAACCGCAGGGTCTTATTGAGATTGGCGGTCTGGTGCTCTGTAAGTCTACTCTTGAGAACGCTAAAGCTCGTAAAGCCTACTATGAAGGGCAGACAGCCGCGCAGACTCAAGCTGTAGATCAAAACTTTATGCGTGAAAATGACCCGCGTATGCCTCTCTTCAAAGAAAGCAAGTCGCGTGTTTCTTTCGGTAGCGGTTCCTAAATGGCTAGGGGCCGCGATTACAACTTTTAGGAGTTATTTATGTCTAGTGTTTTTAATCCCGGTCCCACTGGCTTTTTGCCGGTAAACCTTCTGGGTGGCCGTGTCTACTCAGGCGCTACTCGCTCTATTCCGATTGTCTCTGGCTATGCTCAGAACATTGGTTTTGGCGATCTGGTGACTGTTGCTAACACCGGCACCGTTGCTCGTGTTGATACCGCTTCTGGTGCTAAGGCAGCTTTTGCTCTGGCTCCTGTTGGTATTTTCCTTGGATGCCGCTTCACCGATCCTACCTTGAAGTACCCGCTGTTCGATCAGAATTGGGCTTCTGGTACCGTAGCTTCTGATGCAGTTGCTGTCATTGTTGACGATCCCGATGCTATTTTCGAGATCACTCTAACCAATGCTTCTGGGGACCGCTACACCGCAAGTGCAGCTACTCAGTCCACTGTTGGCAACAACATCGGCTACTATCAGCCTGCTACTTTTGTAAATGCAGGCGGCAACAGCACCGTGTCCGCTAACTTTGCTTCAGTCAACACTACCAACACACTGCCCTTCCGGGTTGTCTCTATTGTGCCGGAAAGTGTTCTGCCTGATGGCACCTTTACGCGGGTTCAGGTTATCTACAATGCCGCGATGCACTTCTACCGTCAGGCTACTGGAATCTAAGGAGATATAATCAATGGCTGCTATTTCACGCGCTCAGTTACTTAAAGAGCTACTCCCCGGCCTCAACGCCCTCTTCGGTCTGGAATATGATCGTTATGGCGAAGAGTGGAAAGAACTGTTTGAAGTTGAAAGCTCTGACCGTTCCTTTGAAGAAGAACAGAAGCTCTCCGGTTTCGGTGCTGCTCCTGTTAAGAACGAAGGTTCTGCCATTTCTTATGACACCGCACAGGAAGCATGGTCTACTCGCTATACCCATGAAACCATCGCTCTGGGCTTCTCCCTGACCGAAGAAGCTGTGGAAGATAACCTGTATGATTCTCTGTCTGCTCGTTATACCAAGGCGCTGGCTCGTGCTATGTCCTACACCAAGGAAGTCAAGGGTGCCAACATCCTGAATAACGGCTTCAACAGCAATTACGCTGGTGGTGATGGCAAGGAACTGTTCTCTAACGCTCACCCGTTGGTCAATGGCTCTACCCTGTCTAACGTCCCGTCTACTCCGACTGATCTTAACGAAACCTCTCTTGAGAATGCCGTTATCCAGATCAGCCTGTGGACTGACGAGCGTGGTCTGCTGATTGCAGCAAAGCCGAAGAAGTTGGTAATCCCGCCAGCCCTTCAGTTCGTGGCTACTCGTCTGTTGGAAACCCAGCTTCGTGTCGGCACCACCGACAACGACGTGAACGCTATCGTGAACAACGGCAGCATTCCGGGTGGTTACACCATTAACCACTTCTTGACCGACACTAACGCTTGGTTCCTGCAGACCGATGTTCCGAACGGCATGAAGCACTTTGTACGTGCTGCGTTGAGTACTTCGATGGACAGTGATTTCGACACCGGGAATGCTCGCTACAAGGCTCGAGAGAGGTACAGCTACGGCTGGAGCGATCCCCTGTCGATGTTCGGTAGCCAAGGCTAAACCCAGCAAAATCAAGGGTTTGAGAGGGGCTTCGGCCCCTTTCTTTTTGTTTGCGAAAAGGCTTGTGATTTAATCACAAAGAGCGTAATATAACCTTCGTCAACTAAATAACGGAGGTTTCCAGTGAAAAACGTAATCTATGTGATTCGTAATGTGGTCAACGGTAAATTCTATGTAGGCAGCACCGTTGATGCTCGTGTGAGGTTCCAAGCGCACAAAAGGCGGTTAAAAAAAGGAACGCACCAAAGCCCTCATCTGCAAGCCGCATGGAATAAGTACGGCGAGGAATGTTTTAAGTTTGAGGTAGTGGCTAGCGTTGAGGATAGGGACGAGTTACTCGCCGTTGAGCAAGTTTGGTTAGACGAACACGCGGGAAAGACCCATTGCTACAACTGGGCTGCAGATGCTAGCGCCCCAATGCGAGGAAAAAAACATACTTCTGAAGCCGTAGCTAAAATGTCGCTAAAACATGTGCCCAAAGGTGAAGAGCACTACCGTTTTGGTAAATCGCTAGAGGAAGAAGTTAGGAAGAAAATAGGAGACACGCAGAGGGGTGTACCTAAAGCGCCGGGGCGAAAAGTTTCGGAAGAAGGCAGAGCCAACATAGCGGCTGCAGCAAAGAGAGGTAAAGAGTGCCATTTTTATGGCAAGCGGCCCACAAACGCCGACGACCTACAGAAAGCTGTTCATGCGGTACTTCCAGATAGGACAACCAAGGTGTATAGCAGCCTTACGGAAATGCGAGACACACTGGGGCTAGCTATAGGAACAATCATTCGCGCCTGTAAGTCGGGTAAACCTATTGTGTTTGGCCCCCACGCCGGTTGGGTGCTGTCGTATGTGGATGGAGAAAGAAACTTAGCTCCAGAAATCCCAAAGGAATACTTAGCCTATCCACGCACTAGACAAGAGGCTAAAGCTACCGGGGCCAAACACTATTTCACAGGTATTCCCTGCGATAGAGGCCATATCTCTCCACGTAAAACAAAAGGCACATGCGTTGCTTGTATGAAAGAAGACTACAAAAAGGACAATGACAGGCGCAAACAGAAGATGCTTGACACCCCCTGAAAACTGGGCTATAAGTACCCTAAATCTGGGATTTCTTTAATTGCCTACTCGACTGACCCAGCAGATTCGCACAAGACGATAGGCGCAAGTGCATGAGGTTCTTATGAGCTTTTCAACCTTTTCCGGGCCAATCCGTTCCGGTACTATCCGTGAAGGATCAGCCAATAACTGCGGCGTAGCCGTACTGGTTCAGACCAAAGCCCTGCCTGCTGCTGCAGGTGCTACCACCGTCGCCGTTCTTCCGGCAGGTTCACAGATTCTGGATGTCATCGTTGATACCACCACGGTATTCAATGCAGCGACCACGCTGAAGATTGGTACTTCGTCTAACGACGACGAGTTTGTAACCTCGACAACCATCACCACTGCAGGCCGTAACGACCTGTCCTCTACCTATCAGCCTCTGACTTTTATCAACATAGGCACTTCTGATGTTGCTGTGATTGCGACCACCGCTGGCACCGCTGCTACTGGCGCGGCCCATGTAACGATCATGTATGCACAGAAGGCTTCCAATGGCGCTGAAGACCCTGCCACTCCGTAAGGAGGTTCGGGTGGATTTACAATCAATAATTGATGTTGTTGTTGGTACAGCAGGAGTCATATTCGGTTGGCTATTCAAGATCGTTTGGGATGCCATCAGGGAACTCAAGGATGATATGAAAGAGACCAACCGATTGATCCATGAAACATACGTGCGTAAGGACGACTACCGCATAGAGATGGCAAAGATCGAAAATATGTTTCAGCGTATTATGGACAAATTGGACGAGAAGGCTGACAAATGACCATGCCCTCTCGTGGTGTTGCTAAAATTCAAACTAAAGCTACAGGTGATGCTATGAAATGTGGAATGAAAAAAGGCGGTGAAGCTATGCCTATGGGCAAGAAAGACCCCCGCAAAACCGCTCCTTCTAACTCCAAGAAGAAGAGCTCTAAGATGTCTCTAAAGGGCAACCCTATGGACAAGGCCAGCTTGGGCCGTGCTGAGTCTGCGAGTGGTATCCCCGGTATGATGGGTAAAGGCTATGCCAAAGGCGGTATGATCGACGGCTGCGCCAAGAAGGGCAAAACCAAAGGTAAGATTTGCTGAGGCACTATCATGGCTAGGAAAAAAGTTGAGATGAAGACGCGGCCTAGGCTGAAGGCTTCTACCTTTGCTGATGATATTATTGAGCGTAAAAAAGGCAACTTCCCTACTACCAGCGAAGGCTCTGGTAGGGCTACGTCTAAGCCTGTTTCTACTGCTCTGGATGAACCTTCAGCTAGACCCCTAGCCAAGCGTGGTAGAACCGAAGTTACTCGTCCGGGTCGTCCTTCTATGGATGTTGACGGCAGGCAGAAGCGCCTGCCCGGTTTTAAGGATGTAACAGGCCCCGCAGAACGAGTAAGCAAACCTTCGTTACCGGCACCAAAACCTACTGCAACAACAGCGCCAAAAACGGGCCGAAATATAGGCACCATGGGGGCTAAGGGGTTGGCGGGGCTTGCGGCCTTAGCCTATAGTCCGGCTGTTGGAGAGGGCTCTGATAAGCCTCGTAATTATCCGGGTGAAGGCTTATCACAAGTTGGGCCTAATAAACCAGCAGCACCTGCAGCCACCACCCCTGCTCCTAAACCATCAGCGCCTAAACCAGCAGCGCCTAAACCATCAGCGCCTAAACCAGCAGCGTCAAAACCCGCTCCTAAACCAGCGGCAGCTAGGGCTTCATTAAAACCTGTACCGAGAGCCTCTAAGCCCTCTAAGGCGGATACAGAACGCGAGGAGTTTATAACTGACCTACGTGCATCAGCGCGTAGAATGCGCGATACTTCCTCAGAGATGGCTTCATCCACAGGGCGTATGAAAGAAAAGATGGGTGAGTTTGCTGGTAGCTTCAAAAAAGGTGGTTCAGTAAAATCCCGAGGCGACGGCATCGCACAACGCGGAAAGACTAAAGGGAGATTCAGATAATGGCTGGTAGACCACAGGGGGGCGGTGCCCCCCAACAAATGCAGAACCAAATGCAGAACCAAATGCAGGGGATGCGTCAAGGGATGGCAGGTATGCCCTCACAAGTTCCGGGGGCTAATTTAGCCGCTCCGGGGGGTATGACTAAGCCTGCTGTTATGCCTCAAGGTTTTATGGACGCTCCGAATGGTCCGGGGGGTATGCAGCAAGGTATGACTAAGCCCGCTGTTATGCCTCAAGGGATGGCGCGGCCAATGCCTATGCCGGGTCCGGGTGGAGCGTCGGGTATGTTTCCTGTAATACCTCTTGAAGAACAACCAGCTATGCCACAAGGCCAAGGTTTGATAAATCCAGACCCCGCTCAGGTACAGGCGATGTTTCAACAAGCGCAGGCACAGCAGGGTATGAATGTAGGGGCGTATCAACCTCAGATATCCCAACCGTTGCCACCTGCTGCTCCGCAGCCACAGATATCTCAGCCCTTACCGCCCGCTGCTCCGCAGCCGCAGATGTCGCAGCCTCTTCCACAAGCGCAGCCTATGCCGCGCCCGATGCCGCGCCCGATGCCACAAGGTAGACCACAGATTATGGGTAATCCCACTGCTATGCCGTTGCAGCGTTCACAGTTTAAGGGTAGGCGATAGTCATGGCTAAGTCTCCAGCTTGGCAAAGAAAAGAGGGAAAAGACCCAAAGGGTGGGCTTAATGCAAAAGGCCGCGCTAGCGCCAAAGCACAGGGAATGAACCTGAAGCCCCCCGCCCCTAATCCGAAAACTAAGAAGGACGCAGGCAGAAGAAAGTCATTTTGTGCCCGTATGGGCTCTATGCCCGGTCCTATGAAAGATGAAAAAGGTAAGCCAACGCGGAAAGCGTTGTCCCTAAAAGCATGGAATTGTTGAGTAAAAAATCATGGCAAATACCAGTGTAGTTTCTTCCGTCAGTCGTCTGGGCAAATATGAGCCGTTTCATATACAGGTCTCTCGTGGGCAGAT